ATCCATGCAATCGGGCATGCCGACGACGTGCGCGGGCGACTCGTCGGGCTTGCGCCGCTGATCTGTGACCCAGACCTCGCGAACCTCGCCGCCGTCAATGTGTGCGTATTTCATCCGCTCGCCTTACCAGAAAACAAAGGTGATGCCGTCGCCGCCGTCTCCGGCGGTCGTGTTTATCGCTCCGCCGCCACCGCCGCCGCGACCTGGGGCAGGACCGGCCGGAGCGCCCCCCGCGCCGCCGCCTCTCGCGGCGTCTCCCCCGCGTCCTGCGATGGCGTAGGCCCCGTTGCTGGAGCCCGCGTCGCCTTGAGCGCCCGTGAGGCCAATATCCCCCGCGATAAACCCGCCGGGCGTGCCGCCGTTGCCGGTTGAGGCCGCGCCGCCGCCCTGGCCGCCAGAGCCCCCGCCCGCCGCCACCGCGCCGCTATTGAAGGAGGTTGTGCCGCCGTTGCCGCCGGTCCCGCTGGAGCCCGCGCCCTTTGCGCCGTTGACCCACGGAATCGACTGGCCGGGCGTCACGTCGAGGAACCCGGCCGCCCAGCCGCCGCCACCGCCGCCACCGCCCGCCCCGGCCGCGCCGGTCGATCCCCCGCCACCGCCGCCCGCGCCCACGGTTTCGGCGTATAGGCGCGTCACTCCGGCGGCCACGATGTGATTGCCGGACGCCCCCGTTAGCATGGTCGCGTTGCGGAGGCCGCCGACGGCCTTGCCGTTTGGGATGGCGGTTAGGATGTAGGAATTCGCCGCCGCCTGATAGACGGCCAAGATCACGGACCCGGCCGGGAGGTCGCCCGACTCGAGGGCCGCGCCGTCTGGGCGCAGGATCGCCTTGGCCCCCAGGCCGTCGCGGTTGAGCGTCGCCGCCCCGGTGCTCAAGGTCGAGATCCGAACGAACACGAACTCCCCGTCCACGAGCGCCGGGCGCGCCGGGGTCGTGGCAACGGTCAAGGCGTTTGCTGTCCCGCCCGCGACGCCGAACACGCCCCATACGCTCGCCCGCGTGAAGGCGGCCAGGGCGGCCTCCAGGTTGTCGACCGCCGCCGGAAGGTCGCCGTCGTCATTGACTGCAATGGCGAGGGTTTCGGCCACGAACGTCGCGACGCACGCGCTCATAAACAGGGACTGGCGGAGGCCCTTGTTTACTTGATTGGATTCGGCGACGCCCGTGAGGAACCCGGCGGTTCGCCACGCGCCCGCCGCGAAGCTGGCCTGTGACGCGACGTTCGCGCCGCCGCTCGTGGCCCAGGGTAGGAATTCAGTCGATGCGACCATTGGGCTCCCCTAGAGCGGGTCAATAAATCCGTTAAAGTAGTAGCCCTCGATCTCGACGCCGCTGGGCTTCAATTCGATATAGCCGCCAGTGATCAGAGCGGTGACCACGGCGTTCGGCCGCGTCGCGCCGAAATAAGCGAGCGACATGGTCATATCCTGATTGTCGCGGATTTTGAGCGTTCCGCCTAGCGCCGCGAAAAGGATGGCCCACGCCGCATATGCGCCGGGAGTCGTGCCGTCCCATTTGTTCGCCGCGATCACGGCCTTGAGCAGCACCCGGTATGTGTCGTCGGGCAGGATCGTCAAACCCGTCACCGGGTCAAATGGGCCTTTCCACGTGCCCTCATCCCAACCCTGGCCGGAGATGTCCCAACTGAAATAGGTGTTAGGGAGCGGGGTCGTGAGGTATCGCGACTGCCCGACCCATTCGCCGATGACGTCGAGTTGCGCGCCACTGGCGGAGTCCAGATCGAAGGAGGCCGGGAGCGACTCCAAGAGCGCGATCCCGTCCATGTAAGGCTTGACGCAAACGAGCACGGTGGCGACGAAATTGACGCGGACGCGGTGCTCGCTTGTGATCAGGTCGACGTATGGAATCGCCGGGACAGGGTAGCCGCCGATAGGCGACTCCCCGATAATGAACCCGCCGATGCCGTCCCCGTCGGCCGCCATGACTAGAGCGGGCCCATGAAGAAGCCGCCTGCCGCGACGCAGGCCGCGACGTAGCGTATGATCACAACGCCGGAACCGCCGTCGCCGCCCGATGCGTTGAAGCCGCCGAAGCCGCCGTCGCCGCGGTTAGCGGTGCGCGCCGTGGGCTTGACCCCCGCCCCAAATGAGGTAGAAGAACTGCCGCCCGTCGCATAGGTGATTGATCCGCCTGAGTAGGACGCGGGGATGCCTGCGCCGCCCGTCGCGGTGCTGCCTGCTGCCGAGGCCCCGCCGCCGCCGCCGCCGGTTCCCCCGCCAGAAACCGCAGCGGCGCCTGCGTAGCCCTGGACCGGGCTTGTGACGGGAGTCGCGGCTCCACCCGTGCCGCTGCTCACCCCGCCGTATCCGGGACCACCGCCGCTGCCGCCCGGCCCGCCATTCGCGGCGTTGCAGCCGGAGCAAGCAGCACTCCCATAGCCGCCGCCGGTCGCGGTGATGCCAAAAGCGGAGCTGTCGCCGCCCTTAGCGCCGGCGTTGACCGCCCCCGCGCCCAGCGCCCCGACAGTTACCGAATACCCCGTGACGGTGACAGACTGGGCGGCGAAGGTGAGGAAGCCCCCCGCCCCCGCCCCACCGCCGATGACGCCGCCACCTCCGGCGCTATCGCCGCCGCCGCCGCCGCCACCGGCCAAGATCATGCCCTCGACAACCGCCGCCGGCTGCGCACTGGTTACGTCGAAGGTCCCGCCGCTCGTAAAGGTGTGGATCGTGTAGCCGCCGGACGACGTGATCGTCCCGCCGGTCGCGGCGGCCGGACCGCACGCTAGGGCCGGGGCAACGGTCCAGATATGGAAGAGTAGAAAAGCCGCAAAGGTAGCAATGGCTCGGCTATTGCGGAACATTTACAGCCCCCATGGTCAGAACGATTTGCGTGGCGCTTCGGACCACATAGCTAAGGGCGTCCGTCCGGCTGGCGGTCGTGGTCAGTGTCCAGCCGGCCGTCGGGATTTTGTAAAACGATCCGTAAGTCCCGATGGTCCGCGATCCGGTCGCGTCTTGGGTCACATAGATCACGCCCTTTTGCCCGGCGACGGGAGTCGTCGAGGGGTTCGCCAGGGTGCACGGGCAGGCGGAGGTCAGCCCGATTTCAAAGTCGGCGGCCGTGTCGAAGTTCGGGGTGAACGTGGCGGTCGCGAGGGTGATGGTCGCCTTGGCCGACCGCCCAGCCGGAGCCGATACCGGGGCCGAAAAGGTCTGCGCCGCCGCCCAGGTGTTCGTGGTGGCAAGCCCGCCCACGGCCAGGGCCGTCCGCCAGTTCTCGGGCGTGGCAAAGGTCGGCGTGCCCGCGCCGTTGAAGACGGGCGAGGCGCTGAAAGTGTGAATGCCGGTCCATGTCGGAACGATGGCCTGCGACAAGGCCGGGGCCGCGTCGCTCCGCATATAGGTCGAGGCCGCGCCGTTGATCGCCGACAGGCCCAGAGAGGCGGTCGGGTTCGCCGGGGAGACGCTGGAGCCGCTGGCGGTGACGGTATAAGCGGGACCGCCGGTAATCGAGATGCCCGCTCCCGCGACAAGAGTGACCGGCGCGCCACAATCGGCCAGGGACGGGTAGCCCGCCCAGCAGGCCATATTGCCCGGCGTGACCGAACCGGAGCCCGGCCCGAGAAGCATGTTCGCGCTGTAATTTTGCTTTCCCGCGAAATAGGAATTCCACTGGCTCGCGGTCGGAACCTGCCCCGCCACGAAACCGGGCGAGGATTGTGCGAGCGCCAGGGGCGCGAAGGCCAGCGCCAGGAAGGCGACGGCGGAGGCTAGGAAGTTGCGGATCATGAGGCCACCACGGTTATGTCGGCGAGATCGAGGTCCGCCGCTTCGTTAAAGGCGACCGCGAGGTCGGCCTCAGTTTCGGCGGCAGGATAGAACGCAAGCTCAATAGAAGTCACGTTGAACGTCGGCTCCAGGGCTGTCCCGTATAGTGACGAAACGGCGACCGCTTTATTGTTGTAAACGTCTCCGCCAATATCTAGCGCGGAGACATAGGCCGCCAGCCTTGCCGCCGCTTCCTCGCCCGTAGAAGAGACGTAGCCCGCCAGGGCTTGAATGTTGATCGTGGCGGTGACGCGCTTAATTGTCGGCCGGTAGAAGTTGATCGTATTGGGCACGCCTTGGGAGTCGTAAACCGTCTCGGCGGTCGTGCCGTAAGTCTGGGTGCCGGGGGTCTTTTTGTCGGCGATGGCCTGGGCGATCTCCGCCACGTCTCCGCCCTCGACGACAAACGAAATCGCGTGGGCCGGAATGCCATCCCCGTCGACCCCGCCGGAGTCGTTTTCATAGCCCCGGAACCGTTGCACGCCCGCGAGGTTCGCGACCTCCGCGACGATGGAGTCCATAACGGCCAGCGCCGGGCGAGCGGTGGAAGCGGCCTGCCGCTGGCGGAGCGCCGCGTCCGTCTCGACTGGAGCCCCGGCCGTGGCCGCCGCCGCATTCGTGACGGATTGCCACCCGCGCGTCGGCGTGAGAATGCGCGTCACGCTGGCCGGGAGGGCGGGGACCGCGCCGTCTTCCGTGGCCGTGGCCGTTACCACGACCTCGCCAGCGTCGGGGATTTCCACGAGCGCCGGAAGCGCCCAGGCCGTGCCCAGGCCGTCCCCGGCTTGGCCGTTGACAATCTGGGTGCCCACGACGCCCACGATCAAGAGGTCGACGGTCGAGGCCGACGGCGTGAGGCGTTCGATTCCGTTGATCTTGACGACGCTGGACAGGCCCGCGCCCAGGGCGGTGGTCGGGCTCAAGGCGTTATAAGCGGCGATTGCGGCGGAGTTGGAGTCGTTGATCGCGGCGGCCATGATCGCCAGCCATTGCCCGTCCTGCGAGTCCGCCTCAAGATAGACGTCCGACCCGTAGATCGAGCGGAAAGACGCCTGCAGACTGGCGAAGATGTCCTCATATGACGGGGCGACAATGCCGGTCGCGTCGACCGTCGCGGCCAGTGTGTCGAGCGGATAGGTCGTCACTAGAGGGCCTCCACGATGGTCGCCAGACCGTAAACGGTATCGATGCGCGCCGTAACCGTGAAGGCCCGGCCGACGACCTCGCTTGAGTATTCCACAATATCGCGAACGCCCTGGGCTCCCAAGATGCGCTCGCGGATGGCAAGGTCGCGGGTCGACTCCGTCCCGTAGCCCAGCACTTGCCCGGCAAATGGCGTGCCCTCAGTCGTGTCGAGGAACCACTCCTCCGTAAGCAAGAGCAGGCGAGTCCGCACCGCCTGGGCGACGGCCTCCGGCGTGTCGACGAGATAGTTGAGGCCTCCAAGCCCGAACTGCATATCTTGGGCTGCGTCGAGGGCGCGGTATCGCATGGCTAGTTCGGCGCTCCCGTGTTCGATCCGCCCGATTGCACCCCCGGATGGGTGTGCGTCGTGAGGCTCTTGCCGGAGGCGATCACGTCGGCGTCGCTCGTGATATTCCCGGAGACGTGAAGAGTTCCGGTGATGGTCACGTCCGCCTCGATGCTCGCGCCTCCGGGGGCCTTAATGTCAACGGTCTGGGCCTCCGGGTCGAGCGCGATCTTCGTGGCCCCGTCGTCGCTGCGAATCTCGACGGCGGAGGTCGACACGTCGGCCAGGACTCGGGGCTGCTACCGGGG